AAAAAAAAGAGGCGAAACGCCACTTCGCACGAATCTGTCTTGTGCGACATCATTCTTAAAACTGAGCTCCGTCTGATTTGTCATCTTTACCAATACAATCGGCACACTTTCCGTCGCGCTATTTCGGGGGAAAGACAAAGCCACTTCCTGCACTCCGTTCCAGTCGTTTCCCTAAGGGGACTTTTTCCCTCCCCCAAACCCCCACCTTTGTTGAAAAAACACATTTTACTTTGCAAGGCTAAGGAGTTTTTTCAACTCGGAAATGTTTGGAAATGAAAGAAGAAAATTTTTTCACAAAAAATTTCATTCTCACAATTAAGTTGATGCACTCAAACAAGACTCCCGCTATCGCTCCGCTTTGTCTGACTGCAAAACCAAACACGCTATCAGTCGGGGGGAACTTCCCCCCAGTGCCTCACCGCAGAAAGTTTTTAAGAACTTTCTGCTCCTGTGAAACGGCACAATCCCCCCCTGTGATATGTGAGATTACTCACAAGACTTTTTGTTTTTGCCTTTAAATAAAATTCCCTGTTGAATATCGAAACCTTGCTTTTTAGAGGCTTGTTGAAAAAGTGCAACAATATCAGCATCACCCGCAGAGGACGGATCTTGAACAACATTATAATATAGTTTGGTTAATTTTTCAAATTCATCAATGCCAAGAACTAAAGTTCCCGCATTAATATGTCCTAATATTTGCATAAAACTAGCTTTCATCAAAAACAAGACTTGCTTTTGATGTTTAGCGACATTTTCAGCTTTGGCATCAAATTTTTCATACGAAATCTTATTCGATAAAGTGCGCAAAGCACGATTATAATTTTTTTTATGGCGTGAGATCGAAGCAATCGAAATAGATTCATTGTGCTTTTCTTTTAAAAAAGCGGAAATATCTCGATAAGGTTTACCTTGTTGTATCATTTCGAGAATTAATTGACGGAAAGAAGAGTTACAAACTTTGCAATTCTTCTGACAATATGGAGAATCAGAAAGCTCCATTTGCTCGATTGGTTTTTTAGAAACGGGCGTTTCAGTTGTTACGGAATTTTCGTTTTGCATTTGTGTTTTGTATTATTCGGTTGGTAGTTTCGTTACTTTCGACTGTGTATTTACGAGGTTTCGTTAATTTCGATTCTTTTCTTTTCGTTTCCTTTTCTTTTCTTATCAACTAGGCGCATTTGAATTATAGACAGAAAAAAAAGAGATGTCAAGGGATTAGTGAAATGGTACTGAAACAAAGCGGAAACACAATGGAAATTTGACATTAAAAAACAAAGTGTGTTAGAATGTTAATTGTAAAAAAAAACAATGCTTTCACCAAAAAAACAAAAGAAAATTAGAAAAATATTGACAAGAAAGATAAAGAGGCGTTTAATGAAAGGTACGAAAGACATGCTAAAACCAAAACCAAAATATATGCCAAAGTTTATTTGGCGAAGTTTAATTTTTTTATTACTTGACATAGACATAAAAGAATGGCAAAAAAAGATACACAAATAGTAAAGGAAACTACTGCTATAAAAATTGTTGCAGATTTAAAAGCGTACAGCGAAGATCAGAGAGCAACAAGACAAGCACAATTTGAAAAATATTTTAGATTTGCATTAGACGGAGAACAATGGGCCACTGACGAAATACCAGACGGAGAATCACCACAATTAACATTCAATCAAACACAAGATTTAATTGATGTTCACGAATCAAAGATTTTTCCAATAAACCAAAATAAGGGAATTGTTGAAATTGGTGTGAAGTCCTATGCAAAAGATGAAGAAAAGGAAAAATACGAAAAAGAAATTTTAGACACATATTCAAATAATAATATTGTAATTAGTTTAACAGAACAATTGCAAAATTTTTTTTATGGAGGAGCTGCATGTTTATATTATCCACAAGATCCAATTTCAAAGAAAGCAAAAATAATCTCAATAGATCCAAAAAATGTCTATATGAAATGGCAAGGAATGGATTTAATACAATTTGCATTCAGAGATGAAGTGACATTGGAAGAGGCAAAGAAAAACAAAAAAAACAATTGGCTTGAAAAAATAATAAGAATGGCACTCGGAAATCAAGCAACATACACAGACAATTTCAAGAAAGTTGAAAGAATAACATATTGGGATAGATCAAATCAGATAATTTCATTTGCTGCAAAATATGCAAAAGTAACAAAAAACGAAACAGGAATTGTCCCTGCTTCATGGATTCCGAACAAACCGAAACCACATAAACACGAGGGAAGAAGTGATGTAAAAGCATTAATGGCTTTAGATAAAGAATACAATTTTAGAGCGTCAGATTTAGGGCAAAGAATAAAAGAAAACACAGAGGCAATACTTGCGACTTTTTCAGATAGCAAAGTAGAAATTCAAAGAGAAGAAAAAGGAGTTTTGAAATTAGGAAAAGATGATGATGCAAAATTTTTAACAATACCGGAAGCAATTGAAAACATGAAATATTTAGAAGGGATTGCAGAGAAAATGCAAATGAAAATGGGAATAAATGATGCAGTTCTTGGAAGAATAAAATCAAATATTTCTGCATTGGCCATGAGTTATTATTTTGCGCCAATGCTTGACAAGATTTCAAAGAAAAGGATTTATTGGGATAAAGCATTGAGAGATATAAACACAGCAATTTTGACTTATAAATTCGGGGTTGGAAAAGGAAATTTTAAAACTGACCCGATTTATCAGTCAGCAATGGCAGTTGATGAAAGTGAGAAAGTAAAAAATATAATTTTATTATTAAATAATAAATTAATTTCTTATATTGATGCAATTGATGAATTGAGGAGCGTTGAAAATGCACCAGAGAAATTGAAAGAAATAATTGCAGAGATAACGGAGTTATCAAAAACTGAAAACTTTTTGACAGAAAAAAAAGAAGTACCTTTAAAAAATGAGGAAACAGAGTAAGTTAATTGATTTCTGCCCTTTGTTGGGTAGAAACTAATTAATTTATAATTTAAAAAAATGGACAGAAAATTGCTGGAAATGCTAAGAAAGATTCATTCCCTTAGCAAAGGAACCCTGCCAAACTCAACGACCCCCGAACAATTGGGGAAAATCCTTGAAAGAGAAACAGGAAAATTCGTAAAGCTAGAAGATTTCAAAGCACTTCAAAAAACACTAAGTGAAAAAGATCTTTTAATCAAAAAGGCCGAAGAACAATTGAAGAAAGAAGAAGAAAAAGGAAGCGATCAAAAAGATGTTTTAATAAAAGAACTTGGTGAAAAGGTTGAAGCAATGGGCGGGGAAATGAAAAAGTTGAACGAAGAAAGCGAAACAAAAAGACTTAAAGAAAAGTACCCAGACATTTCACCTAGAATTTTGCTAGGAAAAGAAGAAGCGGAACAAGAAAAAATTGCAGAGGAACAAAGAGCAATCAATCTTGCAACTTATGGAGATTCACCGTCAGCACACGAGCCAGTATTTAGGGACATTTCAGAAGTTGACGAGGAAATGGACAGAGTTAAGAAAGATGAAACACTTGACACTGATGAGAAACTAGCAAAAATTGGAGAGTTAAAAGAAAGAAAATCAGAATTATAAATTGAATAGATTTAAGAAAATAAAGATTAGAAGATGTTTAAAAAAATTAAAAAATTCCTAACATCAAAGAATGCGGTCAAAGCGTATGGAATGCTTTTACTTGCATTGATGCTTGATGTAGTAATTGGAGGAGAAGGCGCAATGGTTCTATTTATGGGACCGATTCTTGCGGGAGATTTCAGGGAACATGAAGATTTAGCAGATGAAATTGACGTACTTTTTGAAAATGAAAAGGACATGAGTTTGCTATCTTTTGTTAAATTTTTACCTGCGACACTAAGGGCAACAAATGAAAAGCATGAGTGGCGAGATGACACAATGCCACCAGAAAGTTTTACAGCGATTGCATCAGCAGATGCAACAGATTGGGACACAACGGACGACATCACAGCTCTTCCAGTTGTGACAGCTCAAATAACAAAATTAAAAGTAGGAGATGTAATTTTGCTACCAACTGGAGAAGTATCAATTGTTTCTTCAATTAACGTTTCAGGTCAAACAATCAACTTGCAAAAACGTGGTTGGGGTGGAACAACTGCGGCGGTTCAAGGAGAAGCAGCTTTGACAATATACATTATTGGTAATGCACAAGTTGACGGATCAGATCCAATGGATCCAAGCAGTCTAACACCAACGGAAGTATACAATTACGTACAAATTTTTGAGGATTCTGCGACAGTATCAGGAAAAGTGATGAGATCAAAAATCACAAAGAATGCAGAAATGGCAAGACAAATGGGAGTGAAATTGAAAAGATTACTTTCACAATTGAATTATGCTATTCTTTACGGAGTGAGGGAAAAGACAGGAGATAGAGCAACAATGCAAGGATTGAGAAATAGAACAACATTAACAACAAATGTTGGAGGAGCTTTGTCAGTTGCGAAGATATACACAATGGTTCAAAATATGATTAGCGCGGGAGGATCTCCAAGCGCATTTCATGGAAGTGTAACAACCATTGGAGATTTGGAGCAATTGTTTCCAACATTCGTTGAAAGTTCAGTAAGTGATTTTCACGCAAAATTGACAGTGAAGAAATTAAGCATCCTTGGACTAGAAATTGAGATTCATATTGACAAACACATCATAGCATCAGAATTATTGCTAGTAGATTACAATAGGATTAAATATGGAACTCAAGACAGTGGAGAAGCAACAGGAGCATTTAAAGCTTTTGAAATCGAGAAAAACGGAAAGCAATGGAAAAAGCACCTTGTGGGATATTACACATTAGAACAAAAACAAGCTGCAGCGTCAGTAAATAGAGGTTACGGAATTACTTAATCGTAAAGGTTTGGCAATTTTCCTAAATGATGAAAATCAAATAAAAATTGCCTTAGCGCTAAGAATTAAAAAAATAAAATGGCAAAATTTAGAAGAAAGGACAACAACCCACAAGGTATAGCATATGTATACATTGAGGGAATGAAAAAACCTATTGCAATAGAAAACAGAGAAGTTTATGAAACTTCTTCACAAAAAATTTGCAAAGTTTTAAGAAATGATCCAGAAATTGAAGAAGTAGGGGATAAGAAAGAAGAGGAAAACAAAGGAGCAGAATAATAAAAGTTTTTTCAAAGGGCGCACTCAATGCGATTTGCGCCCAAATAAGAAAATTTTTAAAGAAATAAAATGACAAAAGCAGAGGCATTAGACATATTTCAAGAATATATAGGAGATGATACAATTGTATCAGAAACTTTTCTCGAACAAAGTTTATTATTTTTAAATAATTTTTTTGGAAGAAACGAAATAACAGAAGACACGGTGACAGTGCTTGATGCATATTCAGTTACAAGACCGACAGACTTAAAAAGAATTGATGCACTAGAATTGGACGGAACAAAAATAAAAAAACTAGCAAATAAAGAAGATAGAAATAAACTAGAAGATGACGGGATTCAAAGATGGTATTTAAACGGAACAAAAATATATTTTCTACAAGCGTTCACAGCTTCGGCTTTAGTAGTAAGAATAGAAGGAGTATATAATTTTACTTGGGCGGATCCTTTAGATATAATAGACGAATTGCAAGACTTGTTATTTCTAGGGGCAACAATGCGATATTACCAATCACTTTTATCAAAAGTAATGACAAGTAGAGAAGATGCTCCAGATGTGACACCAACAGAAATCAGAAGAACAATAAAAGAATTAAGGGCAGAATATGAATCAAGAATTGGATTAGCAATTAAAGGAAGAAATCATGAGTAAAAAAACATTAGATCAAGTGCTAAAAGAAAGAAAGAAAAAAGAAATATCTTTTGAAAAACATAAAGAAAAAAAAGAAAAAAATGCCAAGATACAAAAAACTAGTATTTGATGATTTTAAAAAGGGAAGAGGTCAAAAATTCTATAAATCATCAGAAAAGGCAAAACATAGAAGTGACGACTCAATTTTCTTTGACGAAGACGGGCAAGTCATACCAGCCCCGACTTTTGTTTATTCAGCTTTAGCGTTAGGAACAGATGCAAATTCAAATTTTAAATATCAACATTCAGACACATTAGCGGGATATATATTTTTTGCGGGGTGGGCTGTTGGAGATTCTTTAAAACTTTATAGGGCAACAATCGGAGGATCATTTACATTGAAATTAACAATTGCGAGTGTAGATAATGTTTACAGAGGATTCACAGCATTTAACAATTTTTTTATACACTATTTTGACGGAAGCGATTATTTTTTGAAATATGTGACTTCAGCGGGAACAGTAGAAACAAACACAAACTATGCAGAAACAGAAGCAATAAACTCCCACGCATATGACGGGGAAACTCTATATTTAGCAATAGACAATGGAAAAATATTGAAAGCAACTGAAAAAACAAGTTTTTCAGAATTTGTTGATTTATCAGACAAAGATTTTTTCATAAATAAAATATTTATATTAGGAGGGTTTTTATATGGATTCATTGGGACATCAGACAATCCGCAAACATTAGTAAAATTCTATGAAGACGGAACTTATCAAGAACTAAGAACATTTTATGTTGATTCTGAAAATGTTGATTATGCAAAACTTGATGTGAATAGGGCGATTATTGGAACATTCAAAAATGATGAATTAAGCTTATATGAACTAGACATTAGAGAAAGTTCAATAAATAAAATAATTGGAGTAAAAAACAGCCTATATGTAAGCTTTAAATTAAATTCATTTAAAACAGGAAATGTATTTTTATCAATAGAAGAAACAGACGGAGCGGGCTATACTTGGCATACTTACATAATAGATTCAGAATATTCATATTTTCATTTTCACGAGTTCGCAACAGATTTTGAAATTCAGCATGTAGTAGAGGTTGAAAGTGAGCCATATTTTCAAGCAGTAGGAGCAAGCACAACAGCGAGAATGTATAGAGTAGATTTTGGTAGCGCAGGAGGAACAAGTTTTATATATTTGCCAATTATTGAACTTCATGGAGTAGTACCAAAGCAATTAACATTAAGGCATGCGCCTTTGCCAGAAGCAACAGCCGAAGACGTAGCAAAATTTGATGTATATACTAAAGAAGATAGAGGAAGTTGGAGTGCGGCACTTTTAACATCAGATGTAGCAGATGCAATAAAAAAAGTATACACATTTCCGAAAGGAAAGAAATTGGATTTTATTGAATTTGCAATTGGCATAACACCAAACACAGATGAAGAAATACCAGAAGATCCATCACTTGAATTTCTATATATAGGAAAAACACAATTGAATAAATCAGAATAGAATGAATAATGTATTATATAAAATTTACGAGGTTTTAAAGTCAATGTTTAATCTGATGACGGCATCAGCAAAATATGGCGAAATTTCGGTACATGATAACTCAACAGGGCAAACACTAGCAACAGCAGATGTTTTTGAAAAGGTAAGTCAATTTGAGGTTAATGGAATTTCTAACGAAATGACACCAGACCAAGCAAATGATAAAATTACGGTTTTAAAAGCGGGAAGATATTTCGTATCGTTGGCGCTTTCATTTTCCGGGGCAACATCAACGGAATATCATTTTTATATATATAAAAACGGAGTACAGCAAACAAATCTTGATATTCAAAGAGATATAGGAACAGTAAATTCAGTGGGAGCGGTTTCAATTTCAGGGTTGATTGAAATATCAGAAAATGACGAAATAGATTTAAGAGCAGCGGCAGATGCAAATAGTAAACTTTTAGTAGTTGCACATGCAACACTTTCAATAAAATCAATCGGAGCAAATGGATTGCAAGGAGAAACCGGCCCCGCAGGAAGCGGGGGGGGAGGATTCAACCAAGGATTTATGACAAATGGAAAGATTGTTCCATCTGTATCATCAAATAATTTGACAATTGCATTAAAAACAATAGCAGGAGCGGATCCGTCAGTGGGAGATCCAGTGTTAATAAGAATAGGAGACACAGAACACACAATAACATCTGCATTATCAGTAACAAAAAATGCAGGAACTAATTTGTTTAATGCAGGAAGTACAGAATTAGCAACAAAAGAAATAGATTATTTCGCTTATATTGGTTATAATGTAACTGACGGTATA